CGGAACGTAGATAGAAAGTTCATCCATTCTCACGAATGAATCCGATGAGATTACCCCCCCATCGGTTTTGTAAATACGTTATTCACATAACGGATTAACAAGACCACGTAATAAATTAATTATTCATTTATTACATGACCCTACTTCTTCTGTAACTCACTTATTGGAAGTTTTCAAGAACTATTGTCAGGCAAAATATAAGCCGGTCATAGTACCTTAAAATTACCTCCAACATAGTTTGCTACGCAAAAGTCTATCTTTCGTAGGCTCTTAAATGATCGAGACATTCGGTACTTAGGCTTCCTTTCGGATTTCGAAGTAACTAATTCAAGATCAGTGTAAGACAGACCTATATTTAAGGCTTTGCCCAGGAGGGTAGATATTCCTCCAGGTCAGCAGATGGGATCCCATGAAATAAAGTTATCGCCAAGCAAGATCTCAAGTGAGAGGTTTGTTAAGCCCTCACCGGGGAAAATTATAGGAGGTAAGCAATTTGAGTTTTGCAAACCAACTACAATGTATGGTGATGTGTAATTTTCACCACCGTACACCGCTCGGTTTTGGACTACTCATTTACTCGTCAGAGTATGGATACGTTCCGGTTTTAAAGAACGTATTCCTGAGTTAATCCTGATAACTGCCAAACGGTATCAAAGATCTAAATGACCCACTTTTGGTGAGTCAAACAATCATTGATCCTCTTTAAGTAACGCTAAAATTGTGGAAAACTCGACACCGCTCACGGGGAAAAGTGAGTGGAAATCGAGCTCGTTGAGGATAAAGCTTTTAGACTTTAACTCTTCGATTAATCCGACTAATTTTCCTGTACCCTCTAATTTATTTCAGAGCAACAGGTCAGGAGAAATAGGCTTGAGGTTATGACCTTTACGGAAATAACCCTTAGCAAATTCAGCTAACCCGTAATCCCGATAACTTTTCGCCTCACTAATATCTATACCCAAAAGGGATAGTATTTGGCGATAGCGGAAAGCAACTTTTGGATCCCAGATTACAACATCGTCTCCGATGATAGCGTAATCTGTGAATTTCTCTTCTCTCGAAGGGTAAACAGATACAAAAGCCCAGAAAACTAGTAGGTGATGAGACATGGCCATAACGGCCCATGAACTCAAGGCACCCATTGGTTGTCCAACTCGGTAATACAGTGTATCTCATTCCTTACGGGACTCATCCCAATAAGTAATGGGAGTACAGCATATAGAGATATACCAAAGCAGAGATTGACCCCTGCTCAAGATACCTAGGCTTGACAGAGCCCAACATTGAAATAGTGCTGGGAATCTATCAGTACAGTTCTTCATGTCGATGGATTCACAAAGCTTACCAAGCTTGGTGGCTCTAACGACACGTCGGATCTGTGCCTCCTGATCATGAGTTCCGTCTGTCTCCAAATTTCTTAAGAGATTAAACAGATGATCATGAACAGGCTTTAAAAAGGACTGCAAAACGATGTTTGCAATACAGACGACTCTCGTCTTACCTTTCTTATCACTAAGACCGGCAAGACGATTGACGCAGATAGGTCGTCTCGATCTCGAAGAACTCATACTTGAGTTATCTTTAACCTTCAGAGGAACAAAGATAGTTGCCTCAGATTTGGAATCCATAGATACTTTCGTACCCTTAGGATTACTCTTCTTACGCAATTTTCTCTGCGGCTCTTTAGATTCAGGGGTAACCTTTGTAAAAAGTCCTTTCTGATCGATGGACTTATCCATCTGGCTGATCATACGCTCGACCTCTTCTCCGTTTTCCACAGGGAAGATTCTGGTAAAGAAGGCAAGAATAAACTTGCCGGCTCACGTAGATCTTAAAGCATGCAAATCTTCTTTAGCAAATGACAGGGAAGGTGACCCATTCGGACCCGATTTCAAACTAACTCTCCAGTTAATTGAAAAAGGACGGATAGGAGTCAACTTACAAGTCTCACTAAAGACTTTGGCTGATTTCGACAACTCAGTATAACAACTGAATATGCCTAAAAGACTCCCAGTAAATCGTCCTAGTATACTATCCAACTCAATAAGAGGAGGAAAAGTGACTAATCGATGAATCTGGCACACACAAAGCGTAAAATACATAAATTGGTAAGAGTTTTTCGACTTTCGTCTTAGTTCTCAAACCCAGTTAGGTATTTTGCACCGAGGGCGTTCAATATAGGTAGCACCGAGGACAGATCTAGTGAGAAATTGACTGATTGAATCAGCTTCTTTCAAACCAAGTCTCCCTCTGTGCAGCCTTTTTATGATTAAGTTTCCAAAACCATAAAAAGAACGTAAAGACAAACCTTTTGGAAGTAGTAGTTTAGATAACTTTCTAACTACAGTGGAAAACTGTCCACTTAACACCCGTCGTATGGCCTCCGGAAACCTTTCTTTTTTTGAATTGCTTCTGGATTTCATATTGTTGTTGTGTGCTTTCTCCTAGTTTCCTAGGGAGCGGTGATGAATGAGGTATTAATCAAGATCTTGAGTTTCTAACTTATCAAGGTTAGGATCTTAAGAAGGTTATAACGCC